GCTCATGGAGATAATATGTCATTACCTGATAGATTTAGAACATTAATTATAGATAGAGCTAAATATTACACATATATGTTAAGATCAGATCCACAGCACGCACAATTAGCTGATAGAGATTATCAAAGAAAATTAAGATTATTAAAAGTAGATTATGCTACTAAAAATGATTATATGAGAAGTGATACAATTTCTGAAAGTATAGCAACTAATATAGGAGGCAGAACTAACTAATGAGTATTAAAAAAGAAAGAAAAATAGAAAAAAAGAATGGTATGAATGTTATAGATAACATGGATGGCGAAAAAAAAGCTAATGAAAAATTAATGGTTAAATATGAACCAGGAAGTAACATATCAGATTTTAAATATGAAAGATATAAAAAAGCTGTAAGAGATGATAACGTCAAAGAAGTTTTTCCAGATGAAAGTATTTTTGAATTAAGAAAAATGTTTGAAAGAATGATGGAAGAAACTGGCGGAAGAAGACCAAAAGATTAATATTTATATTATGGCTGTAAATTATTCTATAAATAAATCTAAAGAACCAGAAGATAATATGAGATATGCTGAAAGAAAAGCAGAAAGAATGTTAACTAATGGTTTAAATAATCAGCCATCTAATGATAATTTATTAAAAAGAGAAAAAAAAGATTTTGAATTATTAAAAATAAAAGAATCTAAAAGAGATATATTTGGACCATTAACAAATAAAGAAACAGAAAGATTACAAAATTTATCTATAAAACGAGAAAAAGATAAAGATGCCAACAACTGATTTAATATCACCTTTTGTAGTAAGTTGTGCTGGGGGATTGACATTGAACAAAGATGTATTTTCAATGCGACCTGGTGAGGCACTTATATTACAAAATTTTGAACCAGATATTAAAGGTGGATATAGACGTGTAAGTGGTACTGCGTTATTTAATACTACTATCGTGCCACAAGGATCTAGTAATACTAGCTTAGTAGTTGATTGCTCTATAATATTTAATGGGCAAGTAATTGTTGCAAGAGGTGGTGATATACATAGAGTTTCTTCATCTGGTAGCTATACAACTTTAACAACAGGTTTAGGCACATCTACTAGACCATATGATTTTGAAAAAGCATTTCAAAACCATATGTTTTATGCTGGTGCAACTAATCCAGAAGAAGTTATATTTAGTGTACCTTTTTCAGAAGATAATTTTACATCAGCTAGTGGTGCAGGATCATTTAGAGTTGACTCAACTGTTGTAGGATTAAAAGTATTTAGAAATGAATTAATTATATTTTGTGAAGATAGAATATATAAACTAACAGGAACATCATCTAGCAATTTTGCAGTACAAGAAGTTACTAGAAATATAGGTTGTAGAGACGGTGGTAGTATTCAAGAGATCGGTGGAGATGTTATATTTTTAGCACCAGATGGATTTAGAACTATTGCTGGTACAGCTAGAATTGGTGACGTTGAACTTGGATCTATATCTAGACAAATACAAGCTAGAATTGATGATGTTGGATTAAATAGAATATCATCATTAGTTATAAGATCAAAATCTCAATATAGATTATTTTACCCAACAACTGGTGGATCACAAGGATCATCAAAAGGTATTATGGGTGTTTTAAAAAATAATCCTAATACTGGCTCTATTGGTTTTGAATATGCAGATATAGTTGGTATAAAACCATCTTGTACAGATTCAGATTTTATAAGCAATGTAGAAACACAAGTATTTGGTGGATTTGATGGTTACATATATAAAATGGAAACTGGAAATACATTTGCTAGACAAACTAACAATGATACTATTGTGGCTGTATATAGATCACCTGATATGGTAATGGGTGATCCTGGTGTTAGAAAATATATGCAGAGAGTTAATTTAAACTATGAAGGTGAAGGTACTTCAATAAATGCGGACTTAGCAGTAAGATATGATTATGATGATCAGAATAGTCCACAACCTGATAAAATTGCTTTAACATCACCAGGTGGAGCAGCTACTTATGGAGCAGCATTATATGGTAATGCAAACTATGGAGCATCAGGTATACCTTTAATTAGACAATCTATTGAAGGATCTGGATTTGCAGTTGCACTAAAAATTGATGATAAAAGTAGTTCAAATGCATTTTCAATAAAAGGATTTCAATTAGAATTTACCCCAGGAGGAAGAAGATAATGGCAGGTTATTCGTCACGACAGTCAAGTTTTGCAACAGGTGATACTATTACTGCAGCTCATTCTAATGATGAGTTTAACCAGATACTAGCAGCATTTAATGCTTCTACTGGTCATACTCATGATGGAACTGCAGGCGAAGGTGGACCTATAACTACTATTAGAGATGCTAATACTTTAAACAGAGTATTGGTAGACTCTAGTAATAACCATTTAGAATTTTATATAAACGTATCATCATCCTCTGTACAACAATTTAGATTACAAGATGGTGCTATTGTACCTATTACAAATAATGATATTGATTTAGGAACTTCTTCTTTACAATTTAAAGATGCATTTTTTGATGGCACTGTAACTTTAGATGGATTAACTATAGGTAGTGCTACAAGTATAACAGATGTAGATACTGATATATCTAGTGTATCTGGAAGTGATGATACATTAGCTAGTGCAAAAGCTATTAAAACATATGTTGATGCTCAATTAACTGCTTCTGATTTAGATTTTCAAGGTGATAGTGGTGGTGCATTATCAATTGATTTAGATTCAGAAACACTTACAGTTGCTGGTGGAGAAGGTATTGATACTTCGGGTTCTGGTAATACACTTACAATAGCAGGAGAGGATGCATCTACATCTAACAAAGGTATAGCATCTTTTAGTTCTACAAACTTTGATGTATCGAGTGGTGCTGTTAGTGTTAAAAGTGGTGGTATTGTTAGTGGTAATCTTAATGATAGTGTAATAACAGGACTATCAGAAATATCGACAGTTGCTGCTGATGATGTATTATTGGCTATAGATACTTCAGGTGGTGGACTTAAAAAAATTACAAGATCAACTTTAACTGCTGGATTATCTACAGGAACTGAAATATCAAATGTAGTTGAAGATACTACCCCACAACTAGGTGGTAACTTAGATGTTAATGGTAATGACATTGTATCTACATCAAATGCAAATATTGATATTTTACCAAATGGAACTGGTGTAGTAAACATTGATGGTAATGGAAGTTCTGGTGGTGTATCAGTATCAGATGGTTTAATAGATATTAGAACAGGTACAGGTAATGTATCTAAAGTAAAATTTTATTGTGAGTCTTCAAATGCTCATGCACAAACACTACAAGCACAGCCACACTCAGCAGGTTCATCAGCAGTATTAACTCTACCTGTAGCTACAGGAACTTTAATTGGTACTGGAGATACTGGCAGTGTAAGTAATACAATGCTTGCAACTATAAATACTGCAGGTAAAGTAGATATTGGTGCATTAGAAATAGATGGTGCAACAGATATAGGTGCAGATTTAGCAGATGCAGATTTAATAATTGTAGATGATGGTGGGGCTGGTACAGAAAGAAAATCAGCAGTTTCAAGAATACCAACATATACATTTAGTAAAATATCAGGTGATGCAACAGTGGCATCTGGTGGAGCTTTAACATTGGCTAACTCTGGTGTTACAGCTGCAACATATACAAATTCAACAGTAACAGTGGATGCAAAAGGTAGAGTTACCTCTGCATCTAGCGGAACTGCTGGAGCAACAGCAGGCTTTGCCGTTGCAATGGCAATTGCCCTTTAATTGGAGGATAAATGGCTCAAGACTTTAAAAGATTTGGCGATCAGGATGTAGGAACATCAGCATCTACTATTCACACTAGTGATTCTAATGATGCTATAATTTCTATCCGTCTTGCTAATACAACTACATCAACGATAAACGCAGATGTATTTATTACATCTACTGTAACAAGTGGATCACAAGATCACTATATAATTAAAAATGCACCAATAGTTGCTGGCGGATCGCTAGAACTTATTGATGGTGGTAGTAAACTTGTAATTCAAAGTGGTGATGTTGTTAAAGCACAATCGGATACAGCAAGTTCATTAAGTGTTTGGATGTCTACAGTTGACGCAATTAGTGCATAGGAGGAATAAATGGCTTATTTAGGAAACGCACCTGCAAGAAGTTTTATAAGTTTTGAGAAACAAGTATTTACTATTGTTAATTCTCAAACTGCGTATACTTTATCACATTCTGTAAATAACGAAAATGATATCAGACTTGTAATTAATAACATAGTTCAAGAACCTGGTTCAGGTAAAGCATACACTGCATCAGGCACAACTCTTACACTATCCGCAGCGTTAACAAACGGAACTGATGAAATGTATTGTGTATTTTTAGGCAGAGCAACTGCAACAAATGCACCTGGTTCAGGATCAGTCGGTACTTCACAATTAGCAAGCGATGCTGTTACAGAAGCTAAAATTGCTGACGATGCTGTTGAAAGTGAACACCTTAATAATAATGTTATTTCTGGTCAAACTGCTTTAGGAGCTGAACCTGCAGACACAGATGAATTTCTTGTTTCAGATGCAGGTACAATTAAAAGAGTAGATTATAGTTATATTAAAGGAGCTGGTGCTGGTGAATCTAATGATCCATCATTTCATGTTTATGGTGGTGCAAATGGTTCTGTTGCAACTAGCACAAGTGTTGTTATTGCTAATGATACAGAATTATTTGACAGTAGTTCTGCTTATGACACAAGCACTTACAGATTTACACCGCAAGTTGGTGGCTATTATTATTTTTATGCTTCAGTAAGATTTCAGTCTAGCACCAATGCTTTTGATAGAATTAATGTAGCAATTAGAAAAAATGGAACTGAGATGATTTCAGGTAGAAATGATAACACAGATTATAGTACAACTCATGTATCTGGAATAGCTTTAGCAAATGGTTCAAGTGATTATTTTGACATGACAGCTTACCATACACGAGGTTCAAATTTAAGTGTATCTACAGAAGATGAACTAACTTTTTTTGGAGGATTTTTAGTTAAGAAAACATAGGAGAAATTATGGCAATAGACAAAGTAGTATCAGCATCAATAACAGACAGCTCAGTAACAAGTGCTAAAGTAGCGGCTGGTGTTTTACATCCAAATTTTAAAAATCTTTTTATAAA